ATACATTAGTAGATATCGTTTCTGCAGCAAAAGGAGTTCTTGATGGTCAAGATGTACCAGAAGAAAACAGATGGTTGGTCGGACCGCCTAAGTTCTTTCAACAATTAAGAAAGGCGGATTCAAAAGTAATGGATCAATCAGTAATGAACGATGGATCAGTATCCTCAATACGAAATGGTTTAGTAGCAGACAAACCTTTATTTGGGTTTAGAATGTATGTAACTAATGCCATTGCAGTATCGAGTGGTGCCGCTGCATCAAAAACATTTGGATCAAGTGGTGGAAGTGAGTACGCTTTCCTTTATGGGCACCAAGGTGCAGTTGCTACGGCAAACCATATTGCGAAAACAGAACTTATCAGAGACCCTGATTCATTTTCAGACATCGTGAGAGGCTTGCATGTTTTCGGAAGAAAAGTTTTGAGAACAGAAGCAGCTTATTCAGGTGTTGTAACACTATAATTAGGAGGATAATAGATAGATTATGGCTACATATAATGTAACAGGTGTAGGTGGAACTACTGGACATCCGTCTAATGGTAGAACACCTTATCTGGTAGAAAATACAATTGACGTATCGGCAGTTAATGGCGATTCAGGAACAACATCAGGAGATATTTTATACGCTCTTGATATTCCTGCAGAAACTTTAATTATGGAAGCTGGAGTTGAAGTGCTAACAGCACTTACAAGTTCTGTAACTATGGATATAGGCATCACAGGTGGTGATGTTGATATTTACGTAGATGGTGATACAAACGCTACAGGGTACGGAACCCTAACAGCTACAGCAAGACACATAGCTTCATCAGCGGATACTTTAGATATCTTAACTGGAGGTGCAAACTCATCTGCGGGTAAAGTCCGTGTTTGGGCAGTAATGTGTGATGTTTCAGGTATTGACGAATCAGATAACAATACAAGTACACAACACGATACAGCAGTATAATAATACTGTTTAATTTTAAGGGGGGTATTTATATCCCCCTTAATCAATCCCTTATTAATATAGGAAAAAAGAATGGCTACATATGATTTAAGACAAAAAACCCATGCAAGTTCAGGACAAAAAATTTCTTATTTAGGAGGTGGGTTAAACCCATTAGCCTTGAAGAGGGTACAGAATTTAGAAGATAAAGTAAGTTCGCAATCTGAAAAACTAGATCAGATTGTAAAGTTACTGAATGACCTTTCAAAAGAAAAGTCAACTTCTTGAAGTAATTCAAGAATACAAGTCTGATAATGCTGCCTTAAAAAAGCAGATTGAAGATTTACAAAAACAATTAATAGATGCAGAATCTCGTATTAAACAATTATTAATTAAATATGAACATTCTGTACAAGACAATACTAAACAGGAAGAATAGTGG